GAGACCACCACGGCCATATTGGATCTCCAGGAGGAGCAGCTGGTGGCGCACCTGGGGCTGCATACGTATTTTCACATGGAGCTGATGGGAATCCCCTCCAGGAGCAGCGTAGATATGCTGCTGCTGGTGCTGTGCAGGCCTGGGGAGGTCATGGAGCATATGGACACAGTGGTGGAGGAGAAAATCCTTCTGGATCTGCTGGTCAATCCGGAATTTATCATGGCGCTGGCGGTGGTGGTGGTGGCCACCATGGCCACGGCGGCGGAGCTGGATCTCCTGGTCTTATAATTTTCGAATACTAATTCCACGAGGTATAGAAAAATGATTAAAGATTACGCTTTAGTAAATAAAGAAACAAAAATTGTATCAGACATGGTTGTGTGGGATGGGGAAAGTTGGCTTCCAGAAGAATATTTTGCAATGTATGATATTATTGAATCTGGTCCTGATGTAAAAGGGTATCCTGCTGCTATAGGAGATACTTATAGCACAGAATTAAATGGATTCGTTCCTCCGGCACCACTGGAAAATCCAGAAATGTATTATTTGGATGAGGAAAGATTGGTTTGGGTAATTCTTCCAGAATTTAATGCGCCACCACAATAATTAAATAATATTAAATTGCATCCTTTATTATTTTTATTTTATGAATAACTTTGTATCATCATGTTTAGAAATGGGCGGAGACATCCGCCCATTAATTATATCTTCAGAATTTACAAATGGAACTGGACTTTTTAATCCTTCAGTTTTAGTTGATAATGACTCAATATTCGTAAATGTTAGACATTGCCAATACACACTATATCATTCAGAACTGAACATATATGAGCATCAATATGGTCCATTAGTTTATTTGAATCCAGAAAATGATATTACACTTACAACAACAAACTATATCTGCAAATTAGATGAAAATTTGGATATAGAAATATTGGCACAAGTAGATACATCAAAATTAGATCAAGAACCATTGTGGGAATTTGTTGGTCTTGAAGACGCTAGATTGATAAAATGGAACGATAAAATTTATCTTTCTGGTGTTAGAAGAGATACAACTACAAATGGTCAAGGAAGAATGGAGATTTCTGAACTTCATTTTTTCGAAGATACTGTGACAGAAATTTCTAGGTATAGAATACCTGCTCCAGGTAATGCTGATTCATATTGCGAAAAAAATTGGATGCCAATCCAAGATATTCCATTTCACTATGTTAAATGGACAAATCCAACTGAAATTGTTAAAGTAGATATAGAAAATCAATCATGCACCACAGTATTTTTGAGTGATCAATATGAACTAAAAAATGATTTAAGAGGAGGTTCTCAAGTAATACCATTTAAAGATGGTTATTTAGCTTTGAATCACGAAACTTATCTGTATAACAGCGAAGCAGGTAGAAAGGATGGTACATATAAACATAGATTTACTTATTGGGATAAAGAATTTAAAACCGCAAAGTTTTCAAAACAATTTTCTTTTATGGGTGCAAAAATAGAATTTGCTTGTGGTATAGCACAATATAAAAATGACATACTAATTACATTTGGTTTTCAAGATAATGCTGCATATATTTTAAGAACTCCAGTTTCAGTTATAGAGGAAATGTTCAATGATTGATGCTCTTTATAATTACATAAAAAATACAGAAGATCCGGAATATAACTATTCTCTTGCAAGAGAATATCATAAACTAGGACAAACTGGTGCTGCATCATCATTCTATCTTAGATGTGCAGAAAGAACAGAAAATAAAACACTTGCATATGAGTGCTTACTACACATGTATGTTTGCTTTCAAAATCAAGGAAACAGATCTTATACTGAAAAGGGTTTATTGGAAAAAGCAATTTGCATTTTACCTAAAAGACCTGAAGCATACTATCTTCTAAGTCGTTATCATGAATGGAGACAAGAATATGCAGAATCTTATACGATTGCAGAAATTGCATTAAACATTTGTGATTTTGAATCTGAACCATTAAGAGAAAATCTAGAATACTATGGAAAGTATCTCTTAATCTTTGAAAAAGCGGTTTCCTCTTGGTGGTGGGGAAAAGCAAAAGAAGCCAGAGAATTATTCCATCTTCTTGCCGACGAATATTATGAAGAAATGGATGAAATTCATCAACATTCTGTAGAACGCAATTTGTGTAGTTTAGGATCTGGACCAGAATCTCAAGCCTTTACACCATATCATAAAGAAGATCATAAATTATTGAGATTTAAATTTAATGGTTCCGAATTAATTGAAAAAAATTATTCTCAGATATATCAAGATATCTTTGTCCTTTCAATGTTGAATGGAAAAAATAATGGAACATTTTTAGAAATTGGAGGTGCTTCGCCATATCACGGAAATAACACTGCACTTTTAGAAGAGCAATTTGATTGGAATGGGATTTCTATCGAATACCAGCAAAGTTTTGTAGATGAATATACAGCAGCAAGAAAAACAAAAGTTTTATGTGCAGATGCTTTAGAAATTGACTATAAAAAATTATTGCAAGAAAATTATAATACTAACGTTATTGATTATCTTCAATTAGATATCGAACCTTCAAGAAATACTTATGAGTGTATGTTAAAAATACCTTTTGATGATTATAGGTTTGCAGTTATTACTTATGAACACGATTATTATGTCGATGTCACAAAATCATATCGAGAAAAATCTAGAGAGTTTTTGAGTAGTAAAGGATATGTATTAGTTGTTAATGATTTATCTCCAGATGGTATTAGTAATTTTGAAGATTGGTGGGTGCATCCCGATTTAATTGATCCGTCAATTTTAAATAGAATGACTTGTGTAAATAATGAAATTAAAAAAACAAAAGATTATATTTTGTTATCACAAGAAAATGAGCAAAATTTTTCAATCAATGAAAATTTTTCCAACACTGGTTGGGTAGTTGATAATTTTTATACAAATCCAGATGATATACGAAAATTTGCTTTGGAACAAGAATATATTGAAGGCGGATTTGGTAGGGGTTTTATAGGAAGAAGAACTCAAAAACAATTTTTGTTTGATGGATTACAAGAAAAATTTGAACATATTATGGGGAAAAAAATTGTTAGATGGGAAGACAATGAAACCAATGGAAGATTTCAAATTTCTTGGGCTGGAGAACCATTAGTATACCATTGCGACAATCAAAAGTGGGGAGGAATGATCTACTTGACTCCAGATGCTCCTTATCAATGTGGAACAACTCTGTATGCTCATAAACAAACCAAAGCAAGAACTCTTCAAGATGATGGTTGGGATCATGCGTGGAAAGACATTCCTGGAGATCCTCATTTAGATGGGACTCCATTTGAACCTGTTGATGTAATTGGTAATGTTTATAATCGTCTTGTAATTTTTGATGCAAGTTGCATTCATTCAGCATCTCAATATTTTGGCACCGTAAAAGAAAATGCTAGATTATGGCAGATGTTCTTTTTTGATACTGAATTATAAATAAAAAAAAGAATCATTAATGTGAAAAAGCAGAAAAATGGGCTCTGCCCTGCAGGACAATACTATTGCTATACAAATAAGGAATGTAAACCAATTCCTGCTGGTTTTATGGTAGATCCTGAAGGTATGCTTCGTAAAGAAAACGGTTCTTCCATTAGTGAAGAAGGTCTTCACAAATGGTTTCAGAGTAAATCAAAAGATGGAAAACCTGGTTGGGTTAATGTTGTAACTGGCGGCACTTGTGCTAGTGATGAACCAGGAGAGGGTGTTCCCAAATGCGTTTCTTCAGCAAAAAGAGCATCAATGACGCCTGCAGAAAGACGCTCTGCAGCAAGAAGAAAAAAAGCAGCAGATCCAGGACAACAACAAAAAACTGGTGCAGCAAAACCAACCTATGTTTCAACCGATAGTCCCAAAAAGAAAATGAAAGAAGAAAAAGATCACGAGTATTCAATGGCTCGTTCAGAACTCTCCACTATCATGAATGCTGCCAAGCGCCTGAAAGCAAAGATGGGAAAAGGTGAGGGAGAAATTGAAGCATGGGTTCAATCAAAGATTACTAAAGCGGCAGATTATCTTGATGCTGCTGCTGATTATGTTGACAGTGGAGAGATGAATGAGGAAGCAGATAAAAAAGGTAAAAGTAGTGGTAAGAAAGATGCTTGCTATCATAAAGTAAAGGCAAGATATGATGTTTGGCCAAGCGCATATGCATCTGGTGCATTAGTTAAATGTCGTAAAAAAGGCGCAGCTAACTGGGGAAATAAAAGTGAAGGATTATCTCCTATTGCACAAAAAATTCTTTCGGAATTAAACTTGGATGAAAAATGTTGGGATGGTTACAAGCAAGTTGGAATGAAAAAGAAAGGTAAAAAAGTTGTTCCAAATTGTGTTCCTGTTGGTGAAGAAAGTGAATGTGCTCACACTCAAGAGGGTAAAGATTGCCCCGTTCATGGTAAAGAAAAATGTCCTTCATCCATTGAAGAATCATTAAGACTTCCAGCACAAAATGGAAATCTTGTTTCCGTGATTACTTCATGGCGTGGAAAAAATTATATGAATAAAATGTTCTTCCCACAAACCAGGATGCCATCAAGAAGGGAAGTAACAGACCAAATTCAAAAAGTCTATCCTGGAGCAATCGTTCTCTCATATCAAGTTTCGGAATTCATTCCTGGAGAAACATTTATTCAAACTGGAGGAGGTAATGCAGCAACTCCAGGTCCAAGTAAGGCTTACGTAAGACCAATGAGTGAAGAAGTAATTTCTGAAGTTGCTGCATGGCAACGCAAAGAAGGAAAAAATCAAAGTGGTGGTCTTAACGAAAAAGGAAGAAAATCCTATGAAAGAGAAAATCCTGGAAGCGACCTTAAGGCGCCTTCAAAGAAGGTTGGAAATCCCCGTAGAAAGAGTTTCTGTGCGAGAATGAGAGGAATGAAGTCTAAATTGACTTCTGCAAAAACTGCAAACGATCCAAATTCAAGAATCAATAAATCACTTAGAGCCTGGAACTGCTAATACTTTATGGCAAATGATGTATATCTTGGTAATCCGCTATTAAAGAAAGCCAATACTCCAATTGAATTTACTCAGGAACAAATTCTTGAGTTTGTTAAATGTAAACAGGATCCTGTTTATTTTGCAAAAAACTATGTAAAAATTGTAACTCTTGATAAGGGATTGCAGCCTTTTCAGTTGTATCCATTTCAGGAAAAGTTAGTAAACAATTTCCATAATCATCGATTTAATATCTGTAAGATGCCACGACAGACTGGTAAGTCTACAACTGTGGTATCATTTCTTCTACACTATGCAGTGTTTAATGATAATGTAAATATAGGTATCCTAGCTAACAAAGCGGCAACTGCAAGAGAGCTTTTAGACCGTTTGCAAACTGCATATGAAAACTTACCAAAATGGATGCAACAGGGCATCATTGCATGGAATAAGGGATCATTGGAATTGGAAAATGGAAGTAAGATCTTGGCTGCTTCTACTTCTGCTTCTGCGGTTCGTGGTATGTCTTTCAATATCCTCTTCTTGGACGAATTTGCGTTCGTTCCAAACCACATTGCAGATTCATTCTTTGCTTCGGTTTATCCTACAATTACTTCAGGTAAAAGTACGAAAGTAATTATCGTCTCTACCCCACACGGTATGAATCATTTCTACCGCATGTGGCACGATGCTGAGCGTGGCAAAAATGAATATGTGTTTACTGATGTTCATTGGTCTGAAGTTCCTGGAAGAGATTCGGAATGGAAGAAGCAGACCATTGCAAACACTTCTGAACAGCAATTTAAAGTTGAGTTTGAATGTGAGTTCTTAGGATCTGTTGATACTCTAATTGCTGCGAGTAAACTTAGAACGCTTGTCTACGATCATCCTAAGACCCGTAGTGGGGGATTGGATGTATATCAAGATCCAATTGACGAACATGATTATTTAATTACCGTAGACGTTGCTCGTGGAGTTGGAAACGATTATTCAGCATTTACCGTTGTAGATATTACAAGTTTTCCTCATAGGGTAGTTGCCAAGTATCGAAATAATGAAATCAAACCCATGCTTTTTCCAAGCGTAATTGTTGATCTTGCAAAGAGTTACAATGGCGCATTTATTCTTTGCGAAGTTAATGACGTAGGAGATCAAGTAGCTTCAATTATTCATTATGATCTTGAGTATAATAATCTGCTGATGTGTTCTATGCGTGGAAGAGCAGGTCAGATTGTTGGTCAGGGATTTTCTGGAAAGAAAACTCAACTGGGAGTTAAGATGTCCAAAGCAGTTAAAAAAGTTGGATGCCTCAACCTCAAAACCATGATCGAGGAAGATAAATTAATCTTCAATGATTATGAAATTATGAGTGAACTTACAACATTCATTCAAAAAAATAATTCATTCGAAGCAGAGGAAGGATGTAATGATGATCTTGCAATGTGCCTTGTAATTTATGCTTGGTTAGTTGCTCAAGATTATTTTAAAGAACTTACAGATCAGGATGTTAGAAAGCGTTTATATGAGGAGCAGAAAAATCAAATAGAGCAAGATATGGCTCCTTTCGGATTTATTATTGATGGAACAGATGAAACTAGTTTTGTAGATACTGATGGTGATAGATGGTATACTGATGAATATGGTGATCGCGCATATATGTGGGAGTACATGACTTAATGGACTTAGACGGTCAATTAAAACTTGGTCACTTATTGTTTAAAGAAAGAAGTTGTAGAACTTGTGGACAACAAAAAAATTTAATGGAAAATTTCTATAAAATTAGAAAAGGATCTGGGGCATCTTCATATTCTTATGAATGCAAAGACTGTACAAAAAGACGGGTAGTTTTAAGCAGAATGACCTCAGTAGTTCTGGATAAATGGGAATATCCTGATTGGTAAACTGTTCATGCAGTGTTTCCCCACTCAAAGATGTATTTTTAATAAATATTTTTTAGATAAACTGAGATCTAACGGAGAAAAACATGGCGACTCCTCAATTATCTCCTGGTGTACTTATCAGGGAAGTTGACTTAACTGTAGG